GATTCGCAGAGATCCCAAGGTCTTAACCCTGTAGAATGTGCTAATGATGCCACTCGCTCAAACCACTCGAACTCAAAACTACGAGCTCTAGTGAAGAGATTGGGATCAGATTGATACTTAGATCTAAGTCTCCATAAATCAAAGTTTATGGCCCTAAATCTGGCATCAAATCTGCTAACCATCTTCCTATCTTTCCAGTTTAAATCTAAACCGGTAGACGGGTTGAGACGAAGTAATTCTTTAGCCCCATGGAGAGTCCCTGGTTCTATACCATACATCTCATCTATTTGTTTAAGACAGATTTCTCTGGCTTTATCAAACGATAGAGCGTACAGCCAAAACCCCGGGGTCCACAAAACTAACAGGCATTCGATCAGCCTGTAGGACACCTGCTTAGCACAAGTTGCCTTGTACCAATTCCTATAAAAGTAGGATTGGTTAAAGTCAATCTGCTCAGCAGCATTCTGTATATCCTCTCTTATTTGATTCCAAACGGAATCAAAATAAGCTAGCCTCATGTCGAGAGATTCTCTACGACGAGGACTACTATCATAAGAATACTCAGGTTCCTTCCTTAGAAGGATATCTGGGCTTAAGGTAGTAAGGAAACCGATTACAGATTGAGATGTCCATAATATTAAACTTCCCCACTTCTTCTGATAAACAGGAGAAAGGGAGGAGATTAAAGATCGAATGGAGTCTGATGAAAGAATATAGCCTTTAAGGTAAAGCTCTTTAAGCAATGAACTTATAAAGACAGGTTTCCTCATAAAGGACAGGATATTTCCTGCTCCGATAGGAGAGAAATCAACCTCAGGGGTAATAAAACGCTTAGCAAATTCTATAAAATCATTTGATATTATAGTCTTTGATAAGTTAATCTTAAGACCGAGAGATTCCATCAATATAAGGTATTGATCAGCGACTTGGTTATCATTAATAACCACGTCGTCTCCGAGTACAGCATAGTACTCGAAAGGAACTACCTTATTAGCTCGTAATGCAGCAACTTGAACAATAACATGGTGTGTTAATGCCAACATTGCCCACGACGAATAGGCACCCATAGGTTGTCCAAC